GAATATGGGCGTATGAATAATACGAATTTTGAATACTATAAACAAGGTAAATTAGCTAATTTAAGAGGAGAATAAACCTATGGCATTTCAAGTATCACCAGGTGTTCTCGTACAAGAAAGAGACTTAACTAGAATTATACCAGCTGTATCAACAAGTATTGGTGCTTATGCTGGAGAATTTAGAAAAGGACCTTTAGATGAAATCGTAACGATTTCTAGTGAAGCAGAATTAGTTGACACGTTTGGAAAACCTGACTCAAATAACTTTGAGCACTTTTTCAGCGCTGCTAACTTTTTGGCTTACTCTAACTCATTGAGAGTAGTACGAGCTACCCAAACATCACACGCTAATGCTAACGACTCTGGCTCTAGTTTCTTAATCAAAAATTTAGATGATTATGACGCTAACTATGCTGGCGGAGAAATCTTTGGCGGTGCTAACTATGTTGCTAGAACAGCAGGTGCTCACGGAAACAACTTACTTGTATCAACTTGTCCAAGTGCTACGGCTTACTCACAAACTTTATCAACAGGAAATCAAATCGCTTCAGCAGGTGCTGTAGGTGATACATCCGTTACGGTGGATGATGTTGACCTAGCAGATAACGTGATTAGTGTTGGAGATATAATCCAATTCTCATCAACTGCTGACGCAACAGATTTTGATGATGGTGAGTTTTACAGAGTAACAGCCATTAACACAGGAACAAATGTTGTAACTATTGTACAACATCCAAGAGGTTCAGGTGGTTTAAAAAGAGTGGTTGCTGACAACAGCAGAATCAAAAGAAGATGGAGATATTATGACGCCGTTGACGGCGGTGCTCCAGGAACATCAGCTTATGTGTCTGACAGATCAGGCTCAGGAGATGAAATACACGTTGTAGTCGTTGACGAAGACGGTGGTATTACAGGTGTACCAGGACAAATATTGGAAACATTTTCAAAATTATCAAAAGCGGCTGACGCTTTAACTCCACAAGGAGACTCAAACTACTTACCAACTGTGATTAGAAATCAATCTAAACACATTTATTGGGTAGACTGGCCAACGGCTGGTACCAACTGGGGTTCAAACGCAGCTTCAACTACATTTACATCAATTACAACTAACACATTAGCTTCACTTTCAGGTGGTGCTGATGGTTCAACGGTTACAGATGGACAACTTCAGGACGCTTATGAGAAGTTCCAAGACTCTGAAACAGTTGATGTTGGTTTGATCATTGCTGGTCCAAGTGGTTCAACAGCACACGTTGACAATCTAATTACTATTGCTGAAAATAGAAAAGATTGTGTCGTGTTTGCTTCACCACAAAGATCAGACGTTGTAGGTGTAACTAACTCAAACACACAAGCGACTAATGTAATCGGCTTCTTTGATAGTATTAGATCATCTTCATATGTTGTTTTTGACTCAGGTTATAAACAAATGTATGACAGATTTAATGACGTTTACAGATTTGTGCCTTTAAATGGAGACATTGCTGGTCTAGCGGCTAGAACGGATTTGATAGCAGATCCTTTCTTTTCACCTGCTGGATTTAACAGAGGTGTTGTAAGAGGTGCCGTTAAATTGGCCTTCAATCCAAATAAAACACAAAGAGATGACTTATATCAAGCAAGAGTAAATCCTGTGACAACATTCCCAGGACAAGGTACGGTTTTATTCGGTGACAAAACTGGATTAACTTCACCTTCAGCGTTTGATAGAATCAATGTAAGAAGATTGTTTATTACACTAGAGAAAGCAATATCAACAGCTGCTAAGTTCCAATTATTTGAGTTCAATGATGAGTTTACTAGAGCAAACTTTAGAAATATCATTGAGCCATTCTTACGAGAAATACAAGGCAGACGAGGTATTACTGACTTCCTAGTTGTTTGTGACGAAACTAACAATACAGGTGATGTAATTGATAGAAATGAATTTGTAGCAGAAATTTTTGTAAAACCTGCTAGAAGTATCAACTTTATCACATTATCATTTGTAGCAACCAGAACAGGAGTGGCCTTTGAAGAGGTCGCTGGCTAATAGTAGAGAGGAATAAAATATGCCAAATATTAATGACTTCAAAGCTAAACTTGCTGGCGGCGGCGCAAGAGCCAATCAGTTTAAGGTAGTAATGCCTTTTCCTGGTTACGCACAAGTTGGTGGCGAAATAGAAGAGCTAGCTTTCTTATGTAGAGCAACACAATTACCTGATATGACTATCGGTGTTGTGAATGTACCTTTTAGAGGTAGAAACATTAAGATTGCTGGTGATAGAACAATCGGCGAGTGGCCAATTACTTGTTATAATGATACAAACTTTAAGTTAAGAAATGCTTTTGAAAGATGGCAATACGGTATCAACAATATGTCTGATAACGAAGGCTTAACTAATCCAGTTGATTATCAAGTGGATGCGTTTGTAGATCATTTAGACAGAAATGGTACTACAGTTAAATCGTACACGCTAAGGGGAGTTTTCCCTACGGTAGTGGCACCAATTGAATTGACTTATGATGAACAAACGGCAATTGAACAGTTTGACGTAACTTTCAATTACCAATACTTTGAAAGTAATACAACTACTTAATTCATACGAGGGTGGCCTGGTCTCCAGGCCATCTTCCTAAAACTAATATAAGTAGTAGTATAGGAGATATAAAATGGCTGAATTATTTGGATTTAGTATTACAAGAGCAAAGAAGCAACAAGATCCAAAACAAAGCTTTACGACCAAGCAAGCGGATGACGGTACCCAAACCGTCGCCGCTGGCGGGTATTTTGGTCAGTACCTTGATATGGAAGGTACTGCTAA